TCCACAGTCTGCAACTAACAATGCTAAGAGAGCTTTAAAGTGGGTAGAAGAAAATGGTTGGGGTTCTTGTGGAACTGATGTAGGTAAAAAAAGAGCTAGACAATTAGCAAATAGAGAAAGTTTGTCAAGAGATACGATAGCTCGTATGGCATCATTTAAAAGACACCAACAACACAAAGATGTACCTTACGATGAGGGTTGTGGAGGTTTAATGTGGGACTGTTGGGGAGGTACGAGTGGTATTAATTGGGCTATTAAAAAGTTAGAACAAATAGACAAAGAAAAAAATATACTTGACATATTATTTAATAATTTTATAAATAAACATGGCAGCTAACGAACACAAAAATTTAACTGATGTAAACAGACACAACCCAAAAGGTTTTGAGTCTGCTACTAATGATACTTTGCTTAGTAAATCTATAGGAACAGGTACAAACAATACTGATGGTAGTTTGTTATGGGTAAAGAAAAATCAAATAAAAACAGAATCTTTTGATATACAAGGTTATGTAACAGCAGAAAATTCAAATTACTATTATGGTGCAAATATGACTGATGGACAATCACCAAATGAATATAATCAAAGATATGGCACATCAACTATTGGTAATGCAACTTTAGATGTAGGTGATTTTTTTAAAGTAAAATCTATAGTAATTAATAATGACTGTACTTTAAAAAGCATTTATTTAATAGCAAATTCTACTACAGCTTCTGCAGTAACAGTTGCTTTATGTAAATTAACTTATGTTCAAGGAATACAAGACCCTGTAACACCTGTTCTATTAAATGAATTATATATTGAAGGTTTAGCAAGTAATGACAAAGTAGTAAGAACAAAAAACACAAATCCAGAAAGCTCTTTATCTGCAGGTGACGTGTTGTTTGCTATGGTAAAATGTAGTGGAGTAACAACATCATTTTTTAAAGTAGGAATTGAAGTAGGGTATGACAATTAATAATAAAAATACAATGAAAGAAACAATTGAAGATACGATACAAGTGGGAATGGCAAATGCAGGAGCAATAGGTATATCTTTAGCATCAGTTAATGAGGTTTTAACGACTATATCTTTGCTAATAGCAATAGGATTCTCAATATATAAATTTACAAAAACAAAGAAATAATGGCAGACTTAGTAACAACTTTAACAGAAAGTGTAACCTTAAATGGTGCAATTAGAGGAACAACAAATAGTGTAACAACAACTGGTATAAACAATGTGTTTGAAAATATTGTAACTTGCACAAGTACACAAACTACAGTATTAGCAGCATTTGATTCTAACTCTTATGGTTCAGCAGTACAAATAGACAAAGAAAACGTAAGGTATATCAGAGTAACTAACTTAGATGCAACTAACACATTAGAATTAGCAGTAGTAGGTGCAGCTACATTATATCAAGTGTTACTAAAAGCAGGACAATCACATATATTATGTGCTGCAGATGATATTATGTTAGCAGAAGCAGATACATCTCCTAGTTTTGGTACTATGGCTGATTTGACTAGCTTACAGGCAAATCCTGCTGCTACATTAGATGTAGAGATATTTGTTGCTAGTGTATAAGTATGGCTAAGATAGTATTTACTTTTAGAAAAAAGAAAAACAAGAAGAGAAAGGGAGTACATTCTAAAAATGCTAGTGTAAAACAGAATGGCTACAAAAAACCTAAAAGAGGACAAGGTAGATAATGAAATTTGAATACTTTAAGAAAAGTGAATTTGCTTGTAAGTGTGGTTGTAAAACTAATCTTATTGACTTAGACTTTGTAGAAGACTTAGATAGAGCTAGGTCATATAGCAATATAAAATATAAAATAACATCAGGGTATAGGTGTCCAAATCACCCCCTGTCAAAACAAAATCCTTCTAGCAGCCATATAAAAGGCATTGCTTGTGATATAGAATGTAAAGACTCATATCAGAGAGCATTAATTTTAGGTGGTTTAGCAGAAGCAGGATTTGTAAGAATTGGTTTGAGCAAGGAAGGTAATTTTATTCATGTAGATGCAGACCAAGATAAGGTACAGCCAGTTATTTGGTTGTATTAATACTAATTAAAATAAATAAATTATATGGAAATGTTAAAGAAAATGTTTGACTCAAAAAAGTTTTGGTATGCTGTATCGGCAGTATTATGTCCATTTGCAGCAGCAAAGTTAGGTTTATCAGAAGCTGAAGTTGAGAAAGTTTACTATGCAATACTTACTTTAATTCTTGGTCAGGGAATTGCTGACATTAAAAAGTAATGAGCAAGATAGTAGATATGATTACAGGTAGCTTGGTAAAACAAGCTATCAACCCTATTACTGAATTAATAAAATCAGTATTAGAACTGTTTAAAGACACTAAGGGTAAGTATTCTTCTAAAAGAACCATAAGTGGGGTTTTAGTTATAGCTGCTAGTGCAGATATATCTTTAAATGGTATTACACTTATGAATTTGGGTTTAAGTTTTTTAGCAATCTTACCACTATTGTTTTCAGTATTTGAAAAAAATTGTGAAATGTGTAATTGTAATCTAAAAAAATAGTTACATTTGCACTTCTATCAACCTATTCTGGTTGAATAATTGTTTTTAGTTTCAAGAGTGGGGTGTTAATAACATCCCATTTTTGTTTTAAAAGCACCTAATATTTTGCATACTTTTAGCAAAACTAAAAATTACAAAAAATGACAGAAAATAGAAAAGGTAAAAGATTAAGACTATCTGCTGAAGAAGCAGATTTAATATATGAGTTCAGAGGAACTGATGTAGATAACATAAATGGCAACACAGCACTAGACCTACATTTAAAAGAGAGGGGTATAGACAAGAAAGATGTAGTTAGTGTAAAGCATTGGCAAAGTATGAAGGGAGAACTAAGATTCTCTATAGTAACAAAAGAACAGTATGGTATTGCTGAGGAACAAATATTAGATAAAATAACAGACTTAATAGAGGATTACTCGCCAAGCTATAAAAAAATAGAAAGAGATAAAAACAGAAACCACCTGCTTGTTGTTAATCCTGCTGATATACATATAGGTAAATATGCTAAAGAATTAGAAACTGGTAGTGCATATGACTGTGAAACTGCTGTAAATCGTGTTTTAGAGGGCATAGAAGGACTTTTGCAGAAGTCAGAAGGGTTTGCTATAGAAAAGGTTTTATTTTGCATAGGCAACGATATATTGCATATTGACAACGTATACAACCAAACAACAGCAGGTACAAGACAAGATGTTGATGGTAAATGGTGGGAGCATTTTGAGATTGCTTTGATGCTTTATGTAAAATGCATAGAGATGTTAAGATACATAGCACCTGTTGATGTGTTACACAGTATGAGTAATCACGATTATCAGTCAGGTTTTCATTTAGCTCATGCATTAAAGAGTTGGTTTAGAAAAGAGGATGATGTTAACTTTGATATTAGTGTAGCACACAGAAAATATTATCAATATGGTAGTAATCTTATTGGGTTAGAGCATGGTGATGGTGCTAAGATGATTAACTTACCCCTGCTAATGGCACAAGAGCAACCAAAAATGTGGGCAGATACTAAATATAGGTATTTTTACTTACATCACATACACCACAAGGTAAAGCATAAGTGGTTAGATGCTAAAGATTATGTTGGTGTTACTGTAGAATACCTAAGAAGTCCATCAGGAACAGATAGTTGGCATAGTAGAAAAGGTTATACTGGTGTGCCTAAAGCTGTTGAAGGGTTTTTACATGAGAAAAAATCAGGTCAAGTAGCAAGAATCACACATTATTTTTAAAATTTTGTTAAAAAAGTTTGGTAGTTAGTTTCAATTTTATACTTTTGTTTATTATTAACTAAAAATAAAAACAATGAGTAGAAAAAATAAAACTGAAGAACAAGTAGAAACAAAAGAAACTAGAAAAGATGCACTAAGAAGATTATTCTTAGAAAACAATTTAGTTGAAGAAGATGTTTACAAAGATAAGAGAGGGTTTGTTATAATAACAAGAACTGGTATTGATAAAATTGTAAGCAAACAGCAAATCACAGTTGCATATGATGTAATAAAACTTGACAATGATGGTGTAGTTATTAAAGCTGTAGCATCAATGAAAGGTAAAAAAGGTAATCCTGTAAATATGATGTCGTTTGGCGAAGCTGCTGATGCTAATTTAATGGGAGGTGGTAAAAAGTTTCCAGTAGCAATGGCAGAAAAAAGAGCTATGAGTCGTGTTGTGTTAAAGATAGCAGGGTTTTATGAGCAAGGTGTATTTGGTCAAGACGAGATGGTTGATTAGTGAATGATGATTGGTTTGATGATTTGTTAGATGGTGAGCCATGCGAGATAACTTTATTTCAAATGGCTACCATTGAAACAAGATTACACAGAACTGCTATACCACTACAAGAACAAGAAGAAATCTTAAATAATTTGTCAAATTATACAGAGCTAGAAGCAGAAGAGATTATATTGTTTATTTTAGAGAATCAAGTATATAGCGACCCTAAAGACCAATACAAACAAATGTACAGAAATGGTATGTTTAAATGACTAAAAAATATAAATTCCAACAGATTAGAGAAGCTCATAATGAGTTTGAAGCATTTTTAAGAATTAAAGGAATGTCTACAAGACAGTTTTCTTTTTTACTTGATGTAAGCGAAGTAACTGCTAGAAGATATATTATAGATACTACCTTGCTAAGATACTATCACATGAGAATTATATCCGACCACTTTAATATGAGTGTAAAAGATGTAATAGATATAATAGAATACGATTTAAAATAATAAAACATGAATAATAAAAGAAAACTAAAGTTTAGTAATTACTTTCACGAAGTAATTGTTAAAGAATTAGAAACGAAATTTAATGTAAAAGAAAATGAAATATTTTTAGGTTCAAGAAAGAAAAACTTAATACAAGCTAAACGTATGTATATTTTTGTACTTAAAACAATATTTGATTTAACACTACATGAAATTGGAGAGATAACAAATCTGCATCATGCATCTGTACTGTATCACTACAGACAAGTAGAGTTTTTCAAAAAAATCTATGTGCTTGATTCAGAACTATACAAGAAAATCTTAAACAGAATAGAGAGTGTAACATTAGATGAAAAGATTGATGCTTTAGAAAAACAAAACAGAGTAAACAATTTAGAATTAACCAAATTATATAACCTTAAAAAACGTAGAAATGAAAAAAGAGAAAAATTATTTGCCTAGTAGTATTAAAGAGATAAAAACTCAATATGGTTCTATGCTTGTAGCTAACTTTAAAATGGAAGAGCTAAAAGCAATAGAGAATAAAGGGTGGGTATCACTTGTAATATGTGAACGTAAAGAGCCATCTGAAAAAGGTGCAACTCATTATGCATATGAGAATACATATGAACCACCTAAACAACAAACTGTTGACAATTCTAATACAGAGGGTGATTTGCCATTTTAACAATACAGAGGGAAGGTTGGCAATTTTGCCTATAATAATATTAAATGTTTTGCCTTCCCTCTTTTTTAATACACTAAAACAATAAAATATGAAATTAAATCAAAAACAAAAAGTGTTAAGACACTTAAACGAATATGGAACTATAACTCCTTTAGAAGCATTTAAAGATTATGGTATAATGAGATTAGCAGCAGTTATTTTTAATTTAAAAGATGATGGCTATAATATATTATCAGACATGACAAGCAGTTTAAATAGGTTTGGAGAAAAAGTTAATTTTAGCAAATATACATTGCTTAGAAATGACAGGTAAACCAAGTTACTATGCTATAATATCTGCAGAGGTTAGGTATGATAAAAATTTATCAGCTAATGCGAAACTGCTGTATGGTGAGATTACTTGCCTTACAAATGAGAATGGTTTTTGCTTTGCCACTAACAAGTATTTTGCTGAACTTTATGAGAAAAGTAAAGTTACTATTTCTAAGTGGATAAGCGAATTGGTTGCAAGTGGCTATGTATCAACAAGTTATACCTATAAAGAGGGTACTAAAGAAATTGATAAGAGGTATATAAGTATTCTTAAAGGGGGTATTAAAGAAAACTTAAAGGGGGGTATTAAAGAAAACTTTAAGGATAATAATACAAGTATTAATAATACAAGTATAATAAAAGAAAAAATAATAAAAAAGAAAAATTTTATTGTACCTAAAGTTA